GGTTTAAATTGTCTTGCCATTATACCCATCTCCCATTCACAACTATTGTGTCTGTAGCCTCTATTGTGTATCCTAATATGCTTGTATCAAATACAATTGTTTGCGATGTTGTATTACTAGGTGTCCATGTATATATTGATTTATCAATGTATCGGCCGTTTATATATACATTGAATTCATTTTTTGTTGCTGCAAGTCCTGTTAATGGATTTGTTCCGACTGATGCTGCTACGGTTACTGTTGTTGAATTAGAATAAGTTGCTGTTTGTTCTGTTAAACTAGTTAAATAGTTTATTATGTCTGCAGTTAATATGCCTGATGTTGCTCCAAACATTTGTGCGGTACCGCCATTATTAATATGTGATTGCATTTGCAATATATTGCTAGGCACTGCTGTTGTAGAAAATAAATCAGATGATACATATATGTTGGTGTCAAACACAACTTTTTTAATGGCATACATTTTTTTTATTGTTGATATTTGAGTTTCTGATTCAGGTAATAATGTTGCTAATACCGTTAATGGTATTGTTGCTCGTACTAGTCGATCTTCGCCTACTGTATTTATTGTCTCAAAATTAACTGATCCAATTGTTGTTGGGAATTTTTCAGGACCGTTTCCCCATGAAAATCTACCATATGGTAATATTTGTTCTACAACATCATTTAATTGCATTGTAAAATCGCACCAAATCATCATATCATATTCTATTGTAACATATTTTGGTATATTAATTATATAGATTTTATCTTGAGCAGCGCCTTGATTGCCAATATTAGGCATTGGATCATTATATCTATTTCTTTCATTGTATTTAGAACGATATGTTAATACGTTTTCGTTTGGATTATAATTTACATCCAAAGTTTTTATGTTATCTCGTTCTATTACACTGTTTCGTTTTAACATTATAACTGGTGATTGTAACATGCCTTTTTCATCACGCAAATATCCTAAACGCTGCACATTATCCCATTTTTCACCATTAGCATAAATTATTGGAATATCAATCAATGTTTGATCAGTTGTAATTTGTGGACGTATATCATTTTCAATAAACCATTTAATGGCATAATCAATATCATACAGTGTTCGTTTTGGAGATCGTATTACATCATCATCTCTTCTAGTTTGTAATGCTCTATTTAATGTTACATTAGGCGAACCGATTGTTGTTGGTTTATTTGTTTTTTGATCAATATTTTGTTTGTTGAATATAGGCATAGTTATCCTCTGTATGCAGGCGATTTATTGTCGCCGCCCCGTCTTAAATTTGTAATACCTATAGGTGTTTGTCTTGTAGCGTGTGCATCACATATAACGGATACACTGTATCCTGATGTACTACCGTTTGGCCATGTATCTGGATTCTTTCCTACAAAATATTGATTTGATTCTACATTATCTAGTTCATAATATTCATTGTCCCAAAAAATAATATCCCCTGGTTCTGGATAAAAATTTGCGGTTTCTAGCAAATCTCTAGATAATCCAAATTGTGCTGTTCTTGTATATGTATGTCCGTAATCATCCATTTGAGCTGTTTTTGCTTCTTTTGTTATAATGCACGGTAATAGTATTGAATCATAATATGTTTTTGCTTCTGATTCGCCGTATATGTTGGATTTGGTTGATTCTAATATCAATTTAAAAAACTCAATTTCAGTATCAATTATTGAATTAATTAATTCACTGTTAATTGATGCTAAAAATTTGGCATCTCGAACTCCCCCAAATAGTGCCATATCTTATATCTCCATAAATTTGTTATTGCAAATATATTTTATCAAATTCAATTTTTTATTAATAATGCTAACCTACATATATTTTTAATGGAACTTTACCAAGAATTTCCATCATTTGAGTTGATTCAACATTTTGTCTAGTAATCATTGCCTCTTTAGTTAATTTATCTAAAAATTCTCGTAATTGAGTTATTAATTCAGTTTTTTCTGCTTGTCCCTGAGAAATTAAGTCTGATCCATTCAATGTTACTTCGCCATTTGGTATTGGAACAGATGAATATTTTCCTCGTACTTGTCCTAACATTTCTTTGGCTGATGCAAGGCCGTATTTAATGATCCACGCACGCCCCATATCATTAATTTTACTGTATGATTGATATGTGTATGGTATATTTGATGCGTCACTTACAACATTGTTTAAAAGTGCACTATTACCGAATAAAAGCCCTTCATTATTTTTTGCATCGTCAAATATAAAATTTACATAAACAGACTCAAAATATGGATTTGCAATAGAACTTCCAGTCCCGGATGTTGGCACAGGCCAGAATTTAATGTCATCTCCATGTATTTCAAAACTATATGCTGATTTCCTAATTTGATCATTGAATTCAATTCCTTGTATTCGCAATAAATCAGCATGAATTGGCATCATCATAAAACTAACAGATGGTGACATTCCACCAAATCCAAATCCTTCTAACATGTTTTGCGAGCCCATTCCGGTACCAACAAATGGATCAAAAAATCTAGTAATTGCTGGTGGGGCATTATGAAGTACTCGTTTTACTTCAACTGAACTTGTTGTTACAGTTATTCCTAAAGATTTAGATATTGCGGTCTTTAAACTATATGTTTGCTGTCCCGGTACCATATCCACACGCAATGTTTGCCATTGCAAATTTCCGCCCGAGTCAGCTTCAGTTCCGTATACTTTTGATAATTTAGTAATATAACCAAATGAATTTCCAATTAATCGTCCAGTAAACCCTGTGCCTGTTAAAAAACTTGATGCGGTATTAACACCTAATGTATTCATCAAATTATTAACAATGTTAACTTGATTGATTTGATTAGAATATTCAATAGTAGCAGATTCAAATGCTGTATAAAAATTTATTGCTTGTAATTCGATATCCATTATTGGATATCCTAGATGTCGTGCTGCTGCAACCGCAAATTTGTCAGCGTGACTTTGAAATGCTGTATCGGAATCAAAAAATCCAAATGGAGTTGATCCCGCAGTAAACGATGAACTTCCGGGCCATATTGGTTTTTGTATACTATAATCCATTGTTCTGTTTCCTTTTTATATAAATATCAATACTTTTCATTTAGTAGAGCCAAAATTTCATTTAGCGCTACGTGTCGATGATTATCTGTTAAAATAATTTCATTTACAAATTGTGATGGTTTTAGTTTAGGCACATCGTGTACTGCTGAATCATTATTAAATTTTAAATCTACTTGATATCTATCGCCCGTTAAAATCATGATACTGCCTTTACCTAATCTAGATAATACCATTTGCAATTGTTGTTTTGTTAAATTTTGGAATTCATCAACTATACAAATTGCATTATCAAATGTTCTTCCTCGAAAATGAGCTAATGATACTAGTTCAATACTTTCTTCTTTTTCCATTTTATCTAACAGTTCTGGTTTATTATAAACCTTACGCATGTTGCTACGAATCGGAACTAGCCATGGATCCATTTTTTCTTGTAATGATCCTGGTAAGAATCCATTATCTTCATTTGATACTGTTGGTCGAGTCATGATAATTTTATCAATTCGTCGTTTAAAAAACATGTCCAATGCAATTTGAACTGCTAACAATGTTTTGCCAGATCCAGCTTTACCTAATATAAAATTAAACGGAGTTTCTATAATTTTTGCTTTTGCTAGTTTTTGTTCTTCTGATAATGTTACTGAAAATTTAATATCAGTTTTTGGTGGAGTTTTATCCGAATTTAGTGTTGCCATAATATAACCTTGTTTATTAATCTAATTTTGTAAGCGTTGTTTCACGTAAATACATGTCATGCAACATTTCAATTTTTCCTAAACACATTTTACGAATTGCATGAAATGTATTTCTAGGAGGATATGGTGTCAGTATTTTGATTTTAATCAATTCTTTGTTTGGTCCTAAATCTTTTTCAATATGTACCATAAGTACTAGACGAATTGCACGTATACGGTCCAATACATCAATTAATCTACCAGAATACCGGATATCTATATACATTTCATATTTTACGCGAGGTGCTGCCATAATACTTCTTTAATATAAATATATGTGCAGTATAAAAGGGGCCGAAGCCCCTTTAATTTATTCGTAATTGTTTAATTAATTAACTAGTTAGTTGTTAACTATTATAGAGTGTTTAATCCGTGTACGTATACTTTTCCGTAGAATTCTGGACGAACTACTTTCTTCGCGTAACGTGTCATAACACCTTTACGTGGAGTGAAGTTAATCGGATCATATACAAGCGGTGTCATAATCAAAGGAATATAAGGGCTAAATACAGCACCTGTTTCAAGGAACTGTGCACCACGGAATCCCATTAAGATTACGTTTTCTAACATGTATGGGTTTTTGTATACAGTGTAACGGTTATTGATTGAACCAATTTTTTGTACACCTGCTGCAAATTCCATTTTGTTACCATCTGTGTCGGCTGCAAATCCTGGGATAGACTCAAGGATAGTTGCAACTGCTGGACTTGTTACTAAGAAGTTAGCACCACCACGCAATGTTTTTTGGTGAATTTTATTAGATACTTTTTGAAGTTTAGTACCTAAAGTTTGGAACCAACCACCTTGAGTGTTGTAGAATCCATCACCTAATCCTGGAGTAGCTGTACCAGCTGCTAAAGTTGTAAATGAAGTACCATTCCAAATTGTATTGTTACGAGCTGACCAATACTCAGTTGTTGGAGCTGCTGCAATCAACATATCTAAGATTTCTAAATCAATTTCCATTGATACATACTCAGATAACATTGAAGTCAATTCAGCTTCAGCATCAATTGAGTGGTAAGCATTTAAATCTTGAGCAAACTCAGGAGTCCAAACTGCTTTCAACTTACGTGTTTTAGCAACGATTGGATCTGATTGCATTTCTAAGTTTAATTCAGGAATGTCGATATCGTAGTTATATCCGTTACCAGCTCCTGTTCTGTTATCCTCAAAATCACCACGTGATACATCAGTTGGTTGTTTAGTGTATTGAACTGTATATCCTGCTGTACCATTTAATCC